AGAGATAATTTTCCTGATATGAATTTTGTTGGTATTCGTTTACTTGCTAATAGAGATGCTAGTTACTTTATTCGTCAATATTGCGGATATGATGGTAAGGATTTTGAGAAAGCAACAAAATCTTGGAAGAAGACTAAAACCTTTAGTATAAAATCTTCTGGATATGATAGTTACTTTGGAATGTCTGCCAATGCTTTAGCATCTGATGATGAGTTTGAAGTTGATACTGGTGCTACAAAGTCGCAAATTAAAAGGGCATTCTTCAAGAGTTTGAAAGGTAAAAAAATGAATAAAAAAATTCTTGGAGAATTTATAGACCTGATAGTATAAATAAGATTACCTTAATTATAATATAATGGCAAGACTAACTCCTAAAGAAGCAGAAGGTTTGATGAATGCGTATGCTGCTGTATATGCTAAAAAAGAGGAACCAACTGAAGAACCTAAAGTAGAGGATACTCCTCCTGCTGAAGAATCTCCAGAAAATAAATAACTAAAAGAATTGAGTAAGAAAAATGAGTAAGTTTTCCGAGGCAGCTGGGTTGCCTACAACAACACATGAAACTGGATCTGCTGGAACAACTGCTCCTCCTGCTACTCCAGAAACAGTAGCACCTCCTGTAGCACCTCCTACACCTCCAGTGTATGAGAATCCTTTGGATGACATGCCAGTATCTACAACTCCAGAAGTTCCACCTGTTGGAGATTTTAAATGGATGTCAAAAATTAAATTAGAAGAAATTGGAAGAACTCTTGGTATAGAGTTGGATAGAAGATTATCTCAACCAAAACTGGTAGAGCAATTAGAAGATCATATTGCTAATCTTGACGGTTAAGACCAATTAACAAACTGGCACACTGGGGTCGTAAGACCCCTTTTTTTGTCTTATAATAGGTTCAACTAAATAAAGCACTACATCATGGCATTTGAAATCAAAATGACTGAAGACCAAATTGTTGATGGATTGAGAGGATCATATGGAACTGAGTTCACTGCTGCTGACATTCGTGGATTTTGTGCTCTTAATGATATCTCATATCAAACAGTTACAAAGAAACTAAAAAAATATAACGTAGCAAAAGGTAGATGGAATCTAGAAGTTACAACACAAGAAGTTGAGAAGATTGAAAAAGCATTCTCTGCTCCTGCAGTTACTTCTCATGTAGAGCAAGATCTTGTACCAGTAAAGGATAATACCTTTGTTAAGTTTGGTCCTTTCAATGATGTAAAGAAAGTAATACAGTCAAAGCAGTTCTATCCCACATTCATTACAGGTCTATCAGGTAATGGTAAGACCTTTGGTGTAGAGCAAGCATGTGCTGCTCTTGGTAGAGAACTTATTCGTGTAAACATTACTATTGAAACTGATGAAGACGATCTTATTGGTGGGTTTCGCCTTGTTGATGGGGCAACAGTTTGGCATAACGGACCTGTCATTGAAGCACTTGAACGAGGAGCAATCCTGTTACTCGATGAGATTGACTTGGCTAGTAACAAAATCCTATGCCTCCAACCCATTCTTGAAGGTAAAGGGTTGTTCCTCAAAAAAATCGGTAGGTTTGTCAGACCTTCGGTAGGATTCAACGTAATTGCTACTGCTAATACAAAGGGTAAAGGATCTGATGATGGTAGATTCATAGGAACTAATGTTCTTAATGAAGCATTCCTTGAGAGATTTCCTGTAACCTTTGAGCAAGAGTATCCACCTGTATCAGTTGAGAAAAAGATTCTTAGTGGTGTTGCTTCACAATTTGGAGTTACTGATATTAATTTTCTTGTTAGACTTGTAGATTGGGGTGACATCATCCGTAAGACATTCTATGATGGTGGTATTGATGAAATCATTAGCACTCGTAGATTGGTTCACATTGTTCGTGCTTATAGTATCTTTAATGATAAGGCAAAAGCAATTCAAGTATGTGTGAACAGATTTGATGATGAGACTAAGCAAGCATTTCTTGAATTATATGATAAAGTAGATGCTGATTTCCAACTACCAACTGAGGAGCAAGTATGACTATATTAAACCCTTGGGGTCCTACTGTATATCAGAATTACATTTCAGAGGAGTTTAAACAATTCCTCTTAGGTGGATTGTTTAGAACTGAAAAGTATGGTAGAAGTATGCGAAAAGATCTGGTTGGTCAGATTAATAAGCAAAGAGAAGGTATATTTGATATTGATAGTTTTAAATCTTTTATTGACGATCATGTATTAAATTATGAATTGGGACGTGTTGGAAGATTATTTGACTTAAAAAAATTTCACAATTCATCATCTTCTAATCAAACAACTGCAAAATTGAATGAGATTTTGTCTAATCAAAATATGGTAGAATGTGAGTATGACTTACTTGCTCAACCTTGGGTTAATTTTCAAAAACCTAATGAGTATAATCCAATTCATGAGCATACAGGTGCGATTAGTGCTATTATTTTTATTGATATTCCAGAAGAAATAAAAAACGAAAGAGATACAAGTCAGTTCGATCACAAGACTAATGGATGTTTGGAATTTTTATATGACTGCAGTACTAGTTTTGTCGTAACTCCAGAAACGGGAATGATATTTATATTTCCCAATACATTAAAACATTGTGTTTATCCATATCAATCTGATGTGGAAAGAATAACTATGAGTTTTAATATTGAAGAAAATCCAAAAATAGTGTATAATAATTCCAAATTTTCTTTGGATTATTAATATGACTATTTGGAAAAATTACATTACTGCTCTTGAAGAAACTTTTCCTAATTTATGGGTTGTAGAAGAGTGGGCAAGGTGGGAAGGAAAGGATGCTAAACTATTAGCGAACATTCGTGAGGGTACTCACTTTATAAAGGCAAGAGAAGCACTTATAACAGACCCTAACGCTGACATATACAATACCATACTCTATCCTAAGACAGGGGCAGACCTGCCTTGTTTTGGTATGGATCTAATGAAGTTCACTGATAAGAAGGTTATTATAGTATTTGACTTTCAACATCCAAGAGAGAAGTATTTGTTCTCTGTTGATGGATTACCTAAAGATGATGGTAAGTATAGATTCTTTGAGATGGGTAATCACTTCTCCGAGAATATATTTGTAAGGTATTGTAAACCAGAAGAAGTTGATGAACATCTTGATATGTTCAAACAGTACTTGACTAAGTACAAAAGTATGTTAGAATTAGAGAAACCAACTGGTAAAGATACTACAGTCTATAAGGATTTTGATGCTTATATGACTAAACTGGATCCAGTTAGAGGGTACTTAAAAACAAAGTTTGGTGAAGAGAAATCTGAATCCTTTGTAAAAGACTTTTTATTCTGTTATGGTTAATGCTTGGAGCTTACTTTACGATGAACTTTATGGAGATGATGCGATGAATGAAGATAATAGAGTCACCCCACAAGAGAGTGATGAATATGATCCTATAACAGGCACTAGTGATAAGATTGAGATAGATGTTCCTGATTTTAATAATTTCACTGTAGATGCTACTAACATTGGGTTAGGCACAGGAGCATATCCGACTGCTTCATATGTTGATCCAACCAACTATAGTGAAGTAAGTATTGATACATCAAATTTTGATACATTTAATATAACTATGCCCGATAATCCAACACCTGGAATAAAATCAAATAATACTAGAAAATATAATGAAGATAAGTCCATAGAGGCTCTTCAAGAGTATGTTTCTTCTACTTATGGTGGACATTATACTTCTAAAGAGAACAATGTCCAAACACTTGATCTAATTGAATCTGTAGGGGATGCTGAAGCATTCTGTAGATCTAACGCAATCAAGTATCTAAGTCGCTATGATAAGAAGGGACAATCAAAACGTGATATACTAAAAGCATTACACTATTCACTCCTACTCTACCACTTCAGTGGTCAATTAAATGAAACAACTACCCGTGGTTATGAAACTTTCTGATAAAACTTTAACTGTTCTTAAGAACTTTGCTGGAATTAATAATTCAATTCTCGTAAAGCAGGGAAATAGTCTTCGTACAATGTCTGTTGCCAAGAATATTCTTGCTGAAGCAAATATTGATGAAGAATTTCCTCGTCAATTTGGTGTGTATGATCTCAATCAGTTTTTAAATGGATTGAGTTTACACCAAGATCCTGATATGGATTTTGCTGAAGAATCATATCTTACTATTCGTGAAGGTAGGAGAAAGGTAAAATATTTTTATGCTGATCCTAATGTTATTATTTCTCCACCTGATAAGAAAATAACACTTCCATCCGAAGATGTTCATTTTCAATTAGAGAGTAGTGCTTTAGATAAGTTACTTAAAGCAGCAGCAGTCTATCAGTTACCTGATTTATCAGCAGTTGGTGAAGCAGGTGTAGTTAGACTTGTTGTTCGTGATAAGAAGAATGACACATCTAATAGTTACTCTGTTGATGTAGGAGAAACTGACAAGGAGTTCTCATTTAATTTTAAAGTTGAGAATATTAAAATTATTCCTGGTTCTTATGAGGTTGTTGTTTCTTCCAAATTACTTTCTTGTTTTACTAATAGTGAATATAATTTAACTTATTATATTGCTTTGGAGCCTGATTCTACTTTTGGATAATTTAGTTTGGAAATATTCTTTATCTACTCATACTAAAATAAAATCTAATTTATTGGATATAATTGATAACTATGAGCAAATAAATTCCTGTCCTGATAATGTAACTAAAACAGATTTTTTTGATGAAATTTGTTGGAACCCAAGTCAGAATGAGTATTTTAATATTTTACATTCAAATTCTGAACCCTTATTACAAGAGATATTAGAGCATTATTATGCTAAAGATCTCATTATATCTAATGTTTGGTTTCAGCAATATCGTACCAATGATATTCATAATTGGCATATACATGGTGGATCTAATTTATCTCTTTCTTACATGTTGGAGTTACCAGATCCAAAATATAGCACTGAATTTGTAAGTGTAAATGAAAAGAAAATCTTTCAACTTGAAGATATTAGTGAAGGAGATGTTATAATATTTCCATCACATGTTCCGCATAGGTCACCTTTGTTAAAAAGTTCTCAAAGAAAAACTACTATCGCAATTAACATACACTTGACAAATCCAAACTATACAATAATAGATTCTTTATCATGAGTGATTTTATTTGGGTTGAAAAATATCGACCCCAGACAATTGAAGAATGTATTCTCCCTGAAACTACTAAAAAGATGTTTCAGGATTTTCTGTCTAGGGGTGAGATCCCTAATATGTTATTGTCTGGTCCACCAGGTATTGGTAAGACTACAGTAGCAAAAGCATTATGTAACGAATTAGGAGCAGATTACTATGTTATTAATGGATCGGATGAGGGGCGTTTTCTTGACACTGTTAGGAATAATGCCAAGAACTTTGCGTCTACGGTATCTCTCACGAGTGAGTCGAAGCACAAGGTTATCATCATCGATGAGGCAGACAATACCACTCCCGACGTACAACTCCTTCTTAGAGCGAGTATTGAGGAGTTCTCCAAAAACTGTAGATTCATTTTTACCTGTAACTACAAAAATAAAATAATTGAACCCCTTCATTCGAGATGTGCTGTAGTTGAGTTTGGCATTCATGGAAAGTCTAAGCAAAAAATTGCTGCAGAATTCTTCGGAAGAATAGTTTATATTTTAGAACAAGAAAAGATTGAAGCAGATAAGAAAGTACTTGCCGAACTTATCAATAAACACTTCCCTGATTGGAGAAGAGTTCTCAATGAGTGTCAAAGATACTCTGTAGGGGGCAAGATAGATAGTGGAATACTAGCTCACTTTAGTGATGTAAAGATTAATGATCTTACGAAAAATCTCAAAACGAAGAACTTTTCAGAAGTACGTAAATGGTGTGTCAATAACTTGGACAATGATCCTGCTGTTTTATTGCGTCGCCTTTACGATAGTCTTTACGAATCCCTTGTCCCTGCCTCTATTCCTGCTGCCGTTCTTGTTATTGCGAAGTACCAGTACCAAATCGCATTCGTCGCAGACCAAGAAATAAATATGCTTGCTTGTCTTACAGAAATCATGGTGGAGTGTGAGTTTAAATGAAGAAAATTTGTGCTATAATAAGAAAATGGTTAGACCTAGATCATCATACCCCTTGGGAAAAACATGAGAACACAAAATAAAGAAAATTATTACTACATCTTTTGGGTAGTAGCAATGGTTGCTTTTATAGTTCCGCAAGTATTTACTGCTATAGCATATGTTAAACTTGCTGAAATTCTTGAAGAACCCATTAGGGTTGAATTGGTTAATACGTCAAAAATAAAGATAGGTCTTTAAATGAAAACCAACCTTGACGAAAAAATTAAAATCGCAGAAGAGCGAATTAGTGAATTGAACATCTTAATTACACAATGGAGAAAACAAAATGATCACAAAAGAGAAAGTACGAAATCAGGTTAAGAGTAGATTTTATTATTTGTTCTGGGGCATAGCAACATTTTCTGTAGTTGCAGGTCAAGTATATGTTGGATCTGGTTATAGGATGTTTGCTCGTTCTTTAAATAGAATCTTTGATACAGTTGAAGTAGAAGTTGGTGGTAATTATAATGGAGATAGATTTTATTAATGAGTAAGAAAGGATTAAAAACACCACTTAGATATCCTGGTGGTAAATCTCGTGCCTGTACTAAGATGGGACAGTTCTTTCCAGATCTTAGGGAGTATGTAGAATTTCGTGAACCTTTTCTAGGTGGTGGAAGTGTTGCGATACATGTTAGTAAGTT